GCGGTAAGTCGGCTCTCTCATGGTCAAGAAATAAACTCCGAGAACTTGGCGAACTCGAAGGCGAAGGATGACGAAGCCCAAGTGCAGGCTCGGATGGACTCGCTGATGATGGTCATTACGACCCTGTGCGACTGTATCGGAGCGGTGGACGAGTCCAATGCCCCGAACCAGTACGAAGTGAAAATGAAAATCGTAAACAAGATAAGCGACCTAATCGACAAAATCGAATACTAATGGGAACCAGCAAGGGCAACGGCAAGTACATCGAAACTCCCGAAAAGATGTGGGAGTACTTTGAGGCATACCGCTCGCAGGTCAAGGCAAACCCAAGGACCAAGACGGTATTCCCCGGCAAGGATGCTATTCCCCAATACGAACCCTTGGAGCGTCCGTTGACCTTGGAAGGCTTTGAGAACTGGTGTGCGGATGCAGATATAATTGAGGACCTTGGGGCCTATTTTACAAACAGGGACAAGCGATATAGCGACTATGTAGCCATCTGCTCGCGTATAAGGCGAACCATCCGTCAAGACCAAATTGAGGGTGGCATGGTTGGTCAGTACAACCCATCCATCACTCAACGCCTCAACAACCTTGTGGAGCGTCAAGAGAACACGGTCCACATCGAGCAGCCCCTATTCCCTGACAATGGCTGATTCTATCGTTGAGGGGGTCATTGACCAATTCAGGACAAGAGCCGAGCAGGGCGAAGCCAAGTACGGCACGACCATGGACCGCAACGACCTGACCCCTATGCAATGGATTCAGCACTTACAGGAGGAACTGATGGATGCGGTGGTGTACCTCGAAAAGATTAAGCGAATAAACAAAGAGTAGAGATTTCCACAAACACCAATAAAGTGGAACGCCTATATGGAATGTCTACTATATTTGTGCATGGAAAAATTCTTGGACGTTAAGGGCTATGAAGGCCTATATGTTGTTTCTAATTATGGAAACGTCAAATCCGTTGAAAGAGTGATTATTAGAAGGGATGGTATAAGGCGAACGATAAAGGAGCGGATTAAAATAGGAACTCATGACAAGGGGTACAAACGCATTTCGCTGGTATCCATGGATGGTAAAAGTAAAAGCCACTATGTCCATCGTTTGGTCATGAGTGCATTCTGCGAGCCATCAGGCCTATATGTTGACCATATAAACGGAATTAAAGAAGATAACAGGCTTGAAAACCTTAGGTACGTTACAAACTCGGAAAACCTTACTTTCAGGAATACGGACAAGAAGTATTCAACCGAACACCCATATATTTACAAAACCAAGGAAAATTGCTTTAGGGTTCATGGTTGTAAAAGAAGATACAAAACAATAGAACAAGCCCTTGAAAGAGCAAGAGAAATTCGTCCGAACAACGGCGGTAAATAAAATCCGTGATTTAAAACGGTTTGTAAAAGGCATACAAGGTGGTTCCAGTGCGGCGAAAACGTATTCCATCCTTGCCGTTGAGATTGACCATTGCACCAAGAACCCGTACACGGAAACGAGCGTCGTAGCCGAATCCATCCCACACCTCAAACGTGGGGCCATGAGGGACTTCATGAAGATTATGACCGTGACTGGGCGGTTTAATGCTGCCCGATGGAACGCCACCGACTTTCGGTACAAGTTCGCTAACGGGTCTTACATCGAGTTCTTTTCGGCTGACGACGATTCCAAGTTAAGGGGTGCAAGGAGGGACAGGCTCTACATGAACGAGGCCAACAACCTTTCCTTCCACGCTTACACGGAATTGGCTGCACGGACCAAGCAGTCGGTTATTCTTGACTGGAACCCGGTCAACGAGTTTTGGTTTCACTCCGAACTGATGCAAGACGAGGACGTGGACTTCCTCATTCTAACCTACAAGGACAACGAAGCCTGCCCCAAGAGTGCGAGGGACTTCATCGAGAAAGCGAGGGTCAAGGCTGAAACTTCGGAGTATTGGGCTAACTGGTACAAGGTCTATGGCCTCGGTCAGGTCGGGACGCTTCAGGGTGCGATATACGAGGACTTCGAGGTGGTGGAGGGTATAGATGTCAGCCGAGCGAAATTCGTCGCCTTAGGGCTTGACTGGGGCTTTAGCAACGACCCTACGGCCTTGGTCGCTATCTACCGCCAAGGGGACTGCATCTTGGTGCAGGAACTACTGTACTCCACGGGTCTAACCAACCAAGACATCGCAGACAAGTTGCGGTCCTTGGGCATCACAAGGGCTTGGGAAATCGTGGCCGATTCAGCCGAACCCAAGAGCATCGAGGAAATCTATCGCCTTGGATTTAACATCAAGCCAGCGGAGAAGGGTCCCGATTCGGTCAGGAACGGGATAGACATTCTCAAACGCTTTAAGTTGCAGGTAACCAAGGACTCGACCAACCTCATCAAAGAATTAAGATCCTACACTTGGGCAACCGACAAAGAGGGCAAGAACACGGGGGTCCCGATTGATTCATTTAATCACGCCTGCGACGCTATGCGGTATGTGGCTCTCAACAAGTTAAGGGTCAGTAACTCGGGGAAGTATGTTGTGGTGTAACTTTGAGGCATGAACACCGAACGCATCCTTGACCTGCTAATCGAAATCGGGAAGACGCTTGCAGCCGTTTTCTTCATCCTCACCCTTCTAACCCTCCTTTGGACCTTATGAAAGTCATCCACTACTACCACATCTATTGCGGAGGGAATTGGCAGTTAATCCTGAACCAGCACATGATGGCGGTCTGCAACTACGGCCTCATCGGGGTATTGGATGAAATCAGGGTCGGCATCGTCGGTCCACCCGAACAACGCAAAGCGGTCAAGGAGGTGCTGGAAAACTCGATGGTGGCTGATAAGGTCAAAGTCGTGGTTACCCGGACCAATGCTTGGGAGCAGGCGACCCTGACCGAGATGTACAAGGCAAGTCAAGATGAAGAAGCCGTGTACCTGTACGCCCACACGAAGGGGGCTGCGAATCCATCCTTGACCACCCAACTATGGGGCAGGTCCATGCTGTTCTTCAACGTGGTCGCATGGGAACGCTGCCTGCAACTGATCGAAGGGGTGGATGCAGTCGGCTGCCATTGGATAACCAAGGAGCAGTTTCCTCACATGGCGGACCACAACAACCCCGAAGGCTACCCCTACTTCGGGGGCAACTTTTGGTGGGCCAAGTCAAGCCACATCAAAGAACTGGGCGAACCTGCAAGGGACCACCGATTCCAAGCCGAGCATTGGATTGGCAAGAAACCCGACACCAAGGTCTTTGATTCTAACCCCGGCTGGCCTTCACCTGAACGCTTTGTCATAACTTTTTAGCATGAAAAAACACATTGACCAACTTAAGGCTTTGGATTACTCCCACATCTACACGACGGCCGTGGACCACATCATTGAAATCTACGAGGAAGCCAAGAAACACAAGGGAGGCCACGCTTTAGAACTCGGTTCCTACCTCGGACACTCAACGCTCGCTATCGCCTTGGCTGGGCTTGACGTGGTGGTTTACGACACCGATACAACCGTAGAAGACAAACGCAAAGCACTCCTGTCCAAGTTCAAGGTCGAATGGAACAACCAACCGAGCCACATGGCTCTGCAAGAGGTCAGGACTTTTGACTTTATCTTTCACGATTCCGACCACGGGGACGGCATGATTCCCGAAATGGTTGCCTTGTTCAACAAAGCCCTGAACCCCGGTGGGACGATGGTCATCCACGATGCCGAACTGCTGACGATGGTCAACTTTACGAGCCAACTGCAGCCACACGAAGCCAAGGGGTCAACCGACCAAAGAGGCAGGATGCTTTTAACCCTCTACAAGAAATGAAGGCAAAAACTTACATCTTCTGCCACGATACCGACATCGTGAAGCAATGCGAAGCCGAAGGAAGGTTCAGGGACTTCTTTCCCTATACTTGGGTCATGCTTGGGTTCAAGGACTTTGAAGGCATGGCTGGCCTTGACCATATCGTTGCAAGGAACGAACCCGACAACATCGAGAACCACCGCAACCTCGTCGCTTGGACGGGGTGGTATGCTTTAGCCAAGAATGGCTACATCAAGAACGGCGATGTCGTGAACCTGTTCGAGTACGACCTCACCAAGAAAGGCGACTTTGACCAACGGGCTTACTGCGCCTATTTCCGAGTCCCTGTTGACATAGTGCCTTACTGGTCGTGTGGCGATAATTACGAGCCACACATCAAGCAACTGACTGGAAGGGGTGCAAAGGAGTTCTATCAACCCGTCGTGCCTGTAACTTCCAATTACACGCTTACTTGGGACGATTCCTACCTTGACCTAACCATCGCTTGCATTGAGCAGGACTTGGTCGCTATTTCTTACGTCGGCCACATTTTAGAACGAGCATACTCGCAGCGATTCGCTGACATCCCTTACAACGTGGCTGCATTCAATCACGCCTTCGCAAACTCTCACGGGTTCTGAGATGTACTTAGTCGGGGTCAATTACGCAACGAGTGAGTACCTTCCAGCAGCGAGGGGGCAGGCTAATCAGTATCCGTTCCCGATTACAACAACCGAGGACGAGAAACGTCCGGGCAGGGGCAACAACTGGTGGAGGTGGAAGCCTCAAATCATCCTTGACGCTCTCTTTGACTTGCAGGAGGACGAAGCCCTGCTTTACCTCGACGCTCAAGACCTGCACGGGGATGGCTGCTTTGAGTTTGCCAAGCAATACTTGCAAGACAACCCCATCCTGTTGCATCAAAACTTCCACAACCATATCTCATACACCAAGGGCGACTGCTACGCCTTGATGGACTGCCTTCAGTTCTTTAACGAGAAACCGATGCAGATAGAGGCGGGGTTCCTCGGACTACGCAAGACCGACTTCACGATTGATCTCATGTACGAGTGGTCCAAGTGGCTGCACGTTGACAAGGCCGTGAATGACGACCCAAGCGAGTATCCGAACCACCCATCATTCATTGACCACAGGCACGACCAAAGCATCCTGACCAACCTCGCCCTGCTTAACGACCTGCCTATGGTTGTCGTTCCCGAAATCCGTTGCAACTCAAGACCCAAGTTATGGCTATGAAACTCCAAGACCTGACCATCGACCAGTTCCAACGCATCGGAGCCATTGAGTTCTCCAGCGTCCTTGGGGACTACGACAAGCGCGCAGGAGTCGTTGCAATCGTTGAGGGGGTCGATATATCAATCGTTCGAGAAATGTCCGCCAAGAGCGTCCTAAAGAGATACAAGGCCATTATCAGCGAGTGGAACGCATTGCCTGCCCTTGGGTACAAGCGAAAGTTCAAAGCAGGGGGCAAGTGGTGGATTCCAACGGTCTTCACGGATGAACTCACGGCCGGGCAGTTGATAGAGTTGATGGACGCAAACACGACGGACGAGAAGCAGTTGTTGCAGAACCTCCACCGAATCATGGCGACCTTGTGCCGGGAAGGCGGTCTATTCGGATTCTTCCCGAAAAAGTACGACGGGGCTGCCCATGCAGAACGGGCCGAACTGATGAAGAAACACGCCAAGGTTGGGGACGTTTGGGGGGTTGTCAGTTTTTTTTTGTTAAGTTCCGAACCCTACTTGAAAGTTTTGAGCGACTATTCCAAGCACCTGATGACGAAGGCCGAGGGGCTGACGTAAGCCCGCTTGCCGGGTACGGTTGGCTGATGGTCGTGTGGAGGATGGCAAACAAGGACGTTCTCAAGTTTGATGCCATCTTCGCAATGAAGGCGGTGGAGTTCTTGAACTACGCTCTTCTGATTCACGACATCTTGGAAGCCGAACGGATGGAGGCGGAGCGAGCAAGACGAAAGTAGTATATTTGCATTAGTCAGGTGGCGGAATGGCAGACGCACGAAAAAGCAGGTGAGATACAGACTGCTCCAGTAATGGATGTCAAGCGTCCTCGGAAGGCTCACACACAGGTTCGATTCCTGTCCTGACTACACATTCCAGCACGGGGGACATTTACCCACATGGAAACAACCATCCTCGCCAATGGCAAGCCCGTAGGCAAGTTCGGCAGCGGTTCGATGAAGGGCATCGACGAAACCGCTTTGGAGGGTATTGGTTCAGTTGTCGGACCCAAGGGTGGAGGCAAGTCGCCAACCCATGATGTGCTGGTCAAGTGGATAGAACGGGTTATCAAACTGGCGAAGAAGAACCTCGAAGCAGCCAACGCCAACGCAGGGGGAACGCTATCGGCATCCATCGCACCCGAAGACATCGAACTATCGGCAAAGCAAATCGTCGTGGCTATCATGGCTAACCCCTATTGGAAGTATGTTGACCAAGGGGTTCACGGAAGGTCATCGAGTTATATATCCGCAAGGGACTCAAAGTTCCGATACGACAAGAAGATTCCACCACCCCAAGCCATAGCGGACTGGATTGCAAATAAGGGCATCCCGGTCGTTCCAACCTACTCACGCAAACTTGAGCGAATGCGGACCAAGCAGGAGCAGGGATTGGTCATGGGTAGGTCTATCGCCTTTGCTATCCGTGAGCGAGGTGTCAGGGGAACCAAGTTCATGAGCAACGCCCTATCCCCCGAAATGATAGACGTTTTGGTGAACACAATCGCTGAAACCCTTGGCAAATCCATAAGCGTAGCAACCAAACTATAAAATGGCAACAACCGTCCTTTCCGGGTCGCCCCAAGTGGCAACCCCCGTTTACAACAAGATGCTCTTCAAGGTCAGCGGTTCGCTGATTGCTCAACCCAATTACAGGTACGTCTGCGATGTCAAGAACCCAGCAGGGACCACCCTTGCACGGCTCAAGTGCGACAAACTGCCCAGCACCAATTTTGGGTTCTTTGACGTTGCCAAGGTTGTGGAAACGCTGATTGCCCCGACTAAGCCATCGCTTACCCAAACCGGATTCGTTGATCATGCCGGGTACTATTCGGGATATCGCCTCGACTTCATGGAGGAATACGGGAACACCCCAGCCGTGCAGACGGGAACGGTTACAACCGTCAGCGGGGTCATGGGGTTTGCGGGGAACTTGGAGCAGTTGGAGTTCCAAGACTGGAGCCTAAGCCCTTACTTCCGAATCGGGCAATCATTCCCGTCAACAAGGGCATTGACCTCACAAAGAGCCTTCACGGTCTATCACGGAGGCAAGGCTTGGCTTGCGATTAACGCTACAAAGTATCAAGCCGTAGCACCAAACGATACATGGCTCGTTTCGGGCCGTGTAACCTACAAGGGAGTTGATTACGATATAGCAGTCAGCCCAAGCCTTTCGGGAACTACCGACTTCAACATTCAACGCTTTGCCTGTGGTCCTGCTCAACTATCGGGAACCATCGCAGCACTAAGCGGAGCGGTGGAGGGGGATTCTTACACGGTTCGTTTTTACTCAAGCACTACGGCACAAAGCGCAGGCAATGTCGTAACCTTCACTTTCGGCCCCTGCGAGCGGTTCAACTCCATCCCAGTTCATTTTCAAAACAAGTACGGGGGCATTGACTCCTACACCTTCACGCTCAAGAACCGCAAGAGGGCCAACATTACCCGGCAGACGTTCGGCTACAACTCGGATGTTTATGCAACCACGACCTACGACAAGGTTTGGGCGGGGGAGTTCGATTACGTTTACGCACTCAACTCGGACTGGCTGACGGATGCAGAATCCGCTTGGCTTATCGAGATGGTTCGCTCCGGGCAGGTATGGCTTGAACTGGATGGGCAGTTGGTTGAGGCTATCGTCAACGCCAACACCTACCAATTCACCACCCGAAGGAACGACCGCCTCACGCAGTTGCAGGTTGAAGTTGCAGTCGCTTACAAGAACAACATCCTATGAGCGTAACCCTCATCGCCTACCCGACCGCTGACTACACCACCGACTTGCAGGCTTGGAATGCGTTCAACGACCGAGCCGATGCCGATGGTGCTACAAGCCGGGAGGACGCTTGCTTTGGCTGCCTGTTCTCAACCTTTGCGACCCTTTACGACCAACCCGAACTGGCTTATGTGCTGGACACGATGGGCGGCACGGACATTGCTGTCACCTATTCGATTGGCGACATTGAGGATGTTACCAAGCAAAGGGGATCATTCAGTAAAACCATCACCCTGCCCAACACCCCGACGAATCGGGCCTGCTTTGCCTACGCTTACAACATTCAGTCCTTTGTCGGTGGATTCCAACCCAACAAGCGGATTCGTGCCGCTATGTGGGAAGACGGAGTCCAAGTATTTAGCGGTGTGCTGCAACTGCTATCCATGAGCAAAACCAAGGAAACCGTCACCTACGAGGTGGGGTTGTTCACCGACAATGTAAGTTTGTTTAAAGCCATTGAGGGCAATATGCTCGTCAACACGGCAGGCGTTACAGGAATGAACCACACGCCAACCAGCGGCCATGTGAGCGGTACTTGGACGGCATCGGGTGCAGCAAGCAGCGGCTATGTTTACGGGGTCATTGATGCGGCGGGATTCACGGACATATTGAACCAAGGAGGCGGTTGGTTCCAAGCCCCGTGGTGGAGGCTCGGTCCCAGCATCTATGTCAAGAAGATGGTGGACTTGATATTTGCCGAGGCCGGGTTTCGCTACTCGTCCACATTCTTCAACTCGACATTCTTTAAAAAGTTGGTGATGCCATACGCTGCGGGAACAATGCCGACCAATCTATCGGGTTCCAACATTTTTGCGGCAAGTACGGGAAGCATCACATACTTGGTTAATGACAATGGAACGATTGATTTTCAAAACGATTCAACGGGTCCATATTATGACCGTCCGGGTTATTGGTCAACGGCAAATAGCCAATTCAATGCCCCTGTCGCTCCATCTCGATGGAATGTTGAGATAGGGTTTGTGGTTTCGTCAACGGTGGCAAATAGCCTTTACACTTATAGCGCCTCAATACGCGATTTGTCGTCATCAGGTGACATCGTAAACATCGGTCCAAGCGTTAACGGATTAACGGGTAAACGATACACGATTCGGTTTGACAATATTACGGCACCCGCAAATGCAGCAATTAACATTGGATTCCGAGTCAATTCGTTGACAACAAATAATTTTTATACAATTCCGTCAGGTGCAACGGTCCAATGGACCTGCCTCGAAAACCCATCCAATATCGGCGTTCTGGATATGCGGACCGCCCTTCCTGCCGATGTAAAGCAGAGCGACCTCCTGCAAGATTTGCAGAAGATGTTCAACCTTCAATTCATGCCCGACCCCCAAGACCCGAAACTCCTTTACATCGAGCCTTGGAAGGACTTCTACGCTTCGGGGGTGGTGGACTGGTCGCAAAAATCCGATGAGAACCAAGAGCAAGTGCTGACCAACGGCGACCCCAACGCTTACACCAATATCGTGTTCAAGTATAAGGACATGGGCGATTACCTGTCCAAAACCTACAAGCAGTCCTACCCGTTGGCTCGTGAGGGATATGGAGGGCGAATCTTCAACACGGGCAACTTTTACGGCAAGGGGGACAAGGTGGTTGAAACACTATGCGGCACTCTTATCCCCGCATCCTTCAGCACCGACAAAATCGTGGGCAGGACTTGGGACATCGACGGAACTCTCGCAAGCGGAACCATCAAGCCTCTGCAAACGGGCTATCGATTGGCGCAGTATAACTTGATTGAAGGGCAGACCGAGTGGGCCTACCAATACGGGGTCAGCGGGAACACGGCCCTATCCGTGGGCATCCTCAAGATGCCCTTCGTGTCCCACATTGACAACCCATACGCCCCGAATGTGGACCTCACCTTCGGGCAGCCAAGGTTGGTGTACTACAACGCCGTGAACGCAAGCGGCAACCCGTTTGCCTACACCAACAACAACCTCTACAACAATTACTGGCTGAACTATATCAACGAAACCGTATCGCAGGAAGCCTTGCAGTTGGAACTCACGATGCTGCTCTCGTCCGTGGACATCTACCAACTGGACTTCCGCAAGCCCGTCTATTACGGCGGTATTCGTTGGAGGTTGCTGGAGATTCGGGACTACCTGGTCGGGCAGATGAAGCCCTGCCGTGTGACCCTGCGACGCATACTGAACCTGACCGACTTTGCTGCAACCACGACCACCCCGATTGCAAGCAACCCCGAATTTTTGTTTAACGGTCCCATTGACCCCGACCCTGTGGACCCAGGATATGAACCCCCGATAAACCCCGAACTCCCTTCTGAAGGATAACCATGGCAGATGTAACCAAAGAGATTGCACTTGAGGTAAGCCTCAAGGATAGCACAAGCGCAGGAACGCAAAGCGCAAAGCAGCGTCTGCGTGAGATGCAGAAAGAATTGATTGCAATGGCTCAAGCGGGCCAGCAAGGGACTGATGCGTTCAAGAGATTGGAACAACAGGCGGGTTCGCTCAAGGATGAAATCGGTGATGTCAATCAGCGAATCAAGAATCTCGCATCCGACACCAAAAGGATTGACGCTTTTGTTGGTGCGGTGCAGGGCATAGCAGCAGGCTTCCAAATCGCTCAAGGAGCGGCGGCATTGTTCGGCGATGAAAATGAGGACTTGCAAAAGGCAATGCTCAAGGTGCAAGGGGCGATTGCTTTAGCCAACGGGGTTCAGCAGGTGGCCAACCTATTGCAGAAGGAATCATCGGTAATGATGGGGCTAAATACCCTTGCAACAAAAGCCTACGCCACGGTCGTAGGTGATGCAACTGAAAAAACGAGGTTGTTTAGGCTTGCCCTTGCGGGATTGGGGCTTGCGGGAATCTTGGTCGTGCTTGGCTTGATTGCCGAAGCCATGGGTTTTTTTAACAAAGTGACGGAAGAGGCTACAAGTTCGCAAAAGGACTTGAAACGCTCCTTGGAAGATACTGCTGGAACACTTGAGTACTATGAACGGAAACTCAAAGCCAACGGAGCAACCGAGGCAGACCTTGCCAAAATCCGCAGGAAGGCCCTTGAAGCAGAAAAGGCTGAACTTGAACGCAAGTTGCAGGAAGATGTCGCTCGCTTTGGGGTTAAAAATGATAAGTACCAAACGGCTTTGCGCCAAGAGATTGAGTTGCTTGACATCAAAATCAAGGAAGAATCCAAGATAATTAACCAAGCGGCAAGCACTCTATCAGCAGCAGAAAAGTCAAGAAGGGACAAAGCCCTTGCTGACCGCAAAGCCGAACAGGAGCGAACCAAAGCCATTGAAATTGAAGGCTATTACGAGCGTCTTGAATTACAAAAGCAATTTGCGACAGAATACGAGGATGCAATAATTGCAGGGATGCGAAAGGAAGCGGCTGCAAGGATGCGATTTGCGTCTTTGGAAAATGCAAGGGACAAGGCATCAAAGGAGGGTCAACTCCAGCGTGAGGCTGACTTGCGTCAAGCCCAACAACAAATGGCTGACCAATCGTTCTCTATCATTGGCGACATCATCACGGCAACGGCAGGGCAGAGTGAGGCAGCACAACGGAAGGCGTTTAACATAGCCAAGGCGGCAAGCATCGCTCAAGCCATCGTCAACACCTACCTCGCCGCAAATGCGGCATTAGCAATGGACCCTCTCAAGGAAGTGTTCCCAGGTCAGCGATTCGTGCAGGCAGCACTCACAATAGCCGCAGGTCTTGCGAATGTGGCCAAGATTAGGTCCACCCAATTTCAAGGCGGTGGCGGTGGCGGTTCAGCCCCATCCCCTGCCGCTGGCAATGCGACTATGACCCCGCCTCCAACCTTTACAAGCCCCCAAACGACCAACCTCGGAACGGGCGACCTGTCATCGGGTCAGGGCCAAGGTCAGCAGAACCAACCCATGCGGGCCTATGTCGTGGAGCGTGACATCCAGCAGACGACCAGCAGGGTGCGCCGCTTGTCCGAATTTGCAACATTAGGCTAACCGCTACATATCCCACCATGGAACTTCCCGTGTACCGAATGACCGTGGACGAGGTGGATGAAGGGGTCCAATTCGTGGCCCTTACCGATATGCCGGCCATCGAACGGCCATTCCAAGCATTCTCAAAAACCAAGCAGCGATTCACCGAAACAGGCGAACGCAGGGTTTTGACTGGACCGCTAATGCTTGCCGATACTCCCATCTTTAGGAAGGACGAAACCTACGGTGAGTACTACGTCGTCTTTGACAAAGCCACCATCCGCAAGATAGTCCAAAAGTATTTCAAGCAAGGCAACCAGCACAACGTCAATGCTTACCACAACGCTGAACTGGATGGCGTGTTTATGTTCGAGTCCTACATCACCGACTCCGAGCGTGGCATCATGCCACCCAAAGGCTACGAGGACACACCCGACGGTTCTTGGTTCGGGTCCTTCAAGGTCGAGAACGACGAGGTGTGGGACAACCGCAACCTGTTCCGGGGTTTCTCCGTTGAGGGCCTGTTCGGGATGGACAAGACCGAATCCGAACTGGAGGTCGCACTCGCTGGCCTCGCTGACGAATTAACCGCTTTTT